AAATAAGGGAGGGTGGTAGGTTATATGAAAATTAATTTAAATAAATATAATATTATAGGTACAAAACATTAGTTGCTGTGCTATAATACTAATAGAAGATATGATAATGTAATTATAATGACAGACTATATTTACATATTCATATATTCATATTATATATTTTTATGAAAAGGAGAATGTATATGAAGATACATAGATTATGGGCAAGAAAAATATCATATGATACAACAAAGAAACGTGACAGAAATAAAATTAAATATATTGTAATACATTATACTGGTAATAAAAATGATACAGCAGAAAATAATGCTAAGTATTTTGCTACAAGTAATACAAGAGAAGCTGGTGCACATTTCTTTGTTGATAGTAAAGGTATAGTTTATCAATCTGTTCCAATGAATAGAACTGCTTGGTCTGTCGGTGGTATATTTACAAAGTCAAATGGTGCTAGTAAATATTATGGTAAATGTACAAATTATAATTCTGTAAGTATTGAATTATGTAATTGTATTGACAAGTATACTGCAAAGCAAGTTACTTCAGTGAAACAGTTAATTAAATATATAAATAAAAAATGTCCTAATACTAAAACAATAATAAGACACTGGGACGTAAATGGTAAGAGTTGTCCATTACCAATGATAGGAACTGATAATGAAATGTGGAAAGAGTTTTTAACTAAAATAAAGTAAAGGAGTAGTATATGAGAGTTCAAGATATTATTGATAAAATTACAGATGAAACAAAAGTTGATGATTTATTAATTGATTTATCTGAATTAGCAGAAGAAGAAAATAAATATGAAACTAGAATATCTGAATTAGAGAATGATGTAAAAGAAAGAGATGAAAGAATTAGAGATTTAAAAGTTGATAATCACGAACTTTTAAAGAAAGTAGCAAATAGTGTTGATTTTTATAAAGGCAAAAAAGATGATGATGAAGAAGTAGAAATCAAATCAGAAGATGAAATATTAAAGTCATTTATGGATAGATAAGAAAGGAGTTAAAAAATGGCAGATACAAAATATTTAATTGATTTATTTAATAATATTAGAGCAAGTGCAACAGATGAATATAAAAATACAGTTCCATTTATGAATTATGGAGATAGTATTTCAACTATTGCAAATCCTATTTTAAATTACGAGGCAGTTAAATCACAGTTCTTAACTGGTGTAACTAATATGATTGGTTTAACTATTTTTAAAGAATGGGAAGAATTTAGAAATCCACTTGCAATATTGAAACAGAGAAATTTAGATTTAGGTGTTGATGTTAGAGAGATTGCTGTTGATATTTTAGATGAAAATTCATATTCATTAACAGATGAGGGATTAGCTGATGTATTAAAATTAGATGCCCCAGTAGCAAAGGAATGTATTCATAGATTAAATAGACAGGTTTATTTTAAAATTTCAATATCTGACGCAGAGTTAGAGTTAGCATTTAATAGTTGGTCTGATTTTGATAATTTCTTTGTAAGAAAAGCAGAAATGTTATATATGTCAAATGAGATTGCAGAGTTTAAATGGGCTAAAGAATTATTAAGACAGACAGTACAGAAAGGTTATGTACCTACTGTAGCAGTTAGTGAAGTTATTAATGAAACAACTGGTAAAGAATTTGTAATTGCAGTAAAAGATTGTGTAGCAGATTTTATGTTTCCATCTAAAGATTATAATATGTTAAAAGCAATGACTAAAGGTTCACAGACTATTAATACTTGGGTTAAGCCTGAGAACACTGTATTAGTTGCACCACAGAAATTATATAACAAAGTTGATGTTAATGTTCTTGCTAGTGCATTTAATTTAGATAAAGCAGATTTTCTTGCTGGAAATAAATTAGCAGTAGATGAATTAGGTTATATTAGAATTAATACAGCAGAAAGTGGAGACCCAGTATATAAATATTATAAATTACAAGGAATGATTTTTGATAAACATTTCACACAGATTTATGATAAAAAAATCACAATGAAAAATAATTATATTGCTAGTGCATTAGTAGACCAAAGATATTTACATATATGGCAGACATATTCTACAAGTCCATTTGCAGATGTAGTAGCATTTGTAACAGAAGTTAATCAGAGTGATATTCCATCAGATTATGTTTTTGAAGTTGATATTGAAAAAACAGTAGAGGGTACAGATATTAAAGGAGAATAATATTATAAATAGATAGATGATTGAAATATATCATCTATCTATATAATATAGAAAGGAGTATTATGTTAAATCATATTACAATGTTTCAACCTAGTGCTATTGATAATGCTTTATCAACAATGCAGATATTACATAAATTAATAACACAGATTAATACTATTATAGATGAAATTAATTCTATTGATAGTAGAGCAAATGAATATACAGATGAACAGATTAAAATATTAAAAGATTTTTTAGTTAATAAAATAAATACTGATATTGAAAATACTGTTAAAACATTAACTGAATATATTGATAATCAAGATGAAAAGAATTATAATATATTAAATACAAAAATTGATAATGTTATAAAACAAGTATATATAGATATTGCAAAGTTAAAAGCTGATTTAATATTATATATAGATGATAATGATAATAAAATAAAAGTTATTATCAATGAAGTTTATGAGGAATTATATAATCTTATTAAAAATGGTAATGATATTATTTATTCCCCAGTAGATGGAAATTTAAAATCAACAAAAGATGTTATTGTAGATGTAATGAATATAATACAACAGAAGAATGGTATTAATTGGAAAACATTACAAACATTATGTACTATAAATGATGGTGTAACATATGATAGTTGGTTAAATAAATTAAAAACATTATCTAAATTTAATAATTGGTATTCATTAGCATTTTATACTTGTATGTGTTTAAATGAGAGTTTAACTACAATTAGTGGATTATCTGTTAATGTTCAAAATCAGCCAATGTTTATGTCATTATTAAATGATGATTTTTATTAAAAGAAAGTGAGGATATATAAATGCAGAAAACTGAAAATTTAGAGTTAAATATTATAGAGGGTACAGATGTTCCTGCTTATGCACCATTTAATGAAAATATGATTAAATTAGATGGTAATGTAAAAAAAGTTGATGATGAAATAAATGCTTTAAAGACATCATCTGAAAGTACATTATCAAGATTAGGTATTATTGATGAAGAACAGATTAATCAAAATAGTTTAATATCAAAAAATACAAATGATATAGCAACATTAAAAAATGATGTAGAAGTTATTTCAAAAAATATGTCTAAAGTTAAAATAGAAGAAAATGGTATAATAAAAACTGGTACATTACATACAATTAAATTAAAAAAGACACCTACTTTTGCTTCTAGTGTTTTTAATGTACCAATATATGATTATGATGAACACACTATTAAAAATAATGAAAGATATTTTGTTGGTATAACTTCTGCATTTACTACAGTTGATTTAACTTCATTATTTGGTATAACAGATGTTGAAGATTTTGAATTATTATCTTGCACAACATATGCAAAAGGATATTATAATTATACTTCATCACATAATCCAGAACCTATGTTAGCAAAAACTGTAGCAGTAATGACACCTAGTGGAAGTAATAATATTATGTTAGAATTAACTGGTACTAGTATAAATGCAGTAAAACAGTCAGTTGGTTCAGTTCCTGGTACTTGGCAACCTGGTGGATTTAGTACATCACAAGATGGAGAATCAACTATTATATTAAGATTTATTAAATATGATAAGGAGTAATATAAATGACAGAAATTATATCATTTGGATTTATGTTAATATTTATTATTATAGATATATTAACTGGTTATATTTATTCAAAAATATCAAAAACTTATAAATCATCAAAAATGAGATTAGGTTTTTATCATAAGTTTGGAGAGATAGGATTAGTATTATTATTATATTTAGTAAGTTATTATACTAAATTAATTACACCTAATGTTAATTTAATTGAAATGTTTAAACTTATTGAATGTAGTTCTATATATGTAATAATAAATGAAATTGGAAGTGTTAAAGAAAATTTAACTTTAATAAAAGAATATAACAATTAATTATAGATGTGAAATTCAAGCCATATTGTACCTCCTTATATGACAGTGATAGCCTGTAAATGAAAGGAGTTGATTATATGATTACAACAGATAGTAATGTATTATTTGAGGATGTGTTATATAATGATATTGAAATAGATTTGTTATTAAGAACTTATGGTGCAGAACAATCTATATTAGAAAAAGAAAAAGATAATGATAATAATTTTTTATTTAACAGTGAGGTATAATATATGGAATTATTTTTTAAACCACAAGACCAATATGATGATACAAAAATGCGTCATAATTATTATTTGAATTTATATTATGGTGTGTTTTCAAATATATTATCAAATCTATTTACATTTAAAAATCTTGATATTATATTATCAAATGATTTAAAAAAGTGTTTTTTTAGTTCTTATTATGTAGGTGCATATAAAGATAAAGATGATAAATTATTATTTACACCACTTGAACCAACTGGTGTACCTAATGTATTAGGAGATTATAGAGAGTTTAAACCTTTATTATATAATAATGAACAGATAGTAACAAGTAATGATATTGTTATAGGTTGTGATAAAACAATGCGTACTTTATCTGATAAAATTATCTGTTATATATTTGCTAATAAGATAGCAGATGTTTTAATATCTATTGATACTGCTATTGTTGATAGTAGAATTAATAATATATTTGTTGGTAGTGAAAATGAAATAAAAGATATGCTTACATCTTGGGAAAAAAGAAACATAGGTGTTCCAGTTACAGTAGAGTTACCTAATAAAGATAACTTTGATGTAAGGGTAGAACAATTAGTTAAACCAACAGCAGTAACAGAATTTTATAATTCATATAGAGATATAATAAATGAGTTTATGATTACAACTGGTTTAGCAAGTATAGTAAATCCTAATAAAACGGAACGTTTAATAACTGGGGAATTAGGTGCATATGATGGATTGAAAACAACATTATATTTAGATAAGTTTGTACAAAGACAGAAGTTTGTAAAACAAGTTAATGATAAATATAATACAAATATAGAAGTAGTTCCTAATGTTGATATTGATTTATTTAATGATACACCTAATGATAATATGGAGGGAGTTGACGATTATGTTTCTGACAAGTTATAATTATGGAATTAGATTAATAGATTTAGTTGACTATACTAATTCAAATACAACTTTTTCAGATGTTTGTAATAAAGTAAATGATTTATTAACATCAAATTGTAAAGAAGAATTTTATGTTGATAATAATGATTTATGGAATGATTTTATAAAAAGATTTACTAGAAGATTTATGTATAGAACATTATCATTTGATACATATTTAAATTTTTGTATTAAGTTAAATGATGTATTAACATCTAATAAAGTAAAATTAAATAATATGTATAAAGCAAAACTTATAGAGTTTAATCCTTTATATAATAAATATATTACAACAGATATAGATAATGAAAATAATAAAACTGGAACTAAAAAAACTGATAGAGAAGAAAATGGAAATACTACAAGAAATGAAACTGGTACAAATGATAAAAAATCAATAGGTGGTTCAATAGAAAAAACAACTAGAACTGATAATTTACATACAACAGATGATACAACAAATAATGAAACAGAATATAATTTACATTCTGATAGTCCACGTTCATCTGTTAGTGTAGATGATATGTTTAAAACTGATAATAATTATATTACTGACGCACAAAATAAAAAAACAAATTCAAGAAATAATACTACTGGAACACAAACTGGTACTGTAAAAAATGATGGTAATGTAGAAAATCATAATAACGAAAATGGTTCATTTAATACAGATAGTACAGATACATCTATATTTAATAGTAATATATTATCAACTGATAATATTAAAGATACATTAGTTGGTAAACAATTATTATATGGTTATGATGGAAACCCTACAGATTTATTAAAGAAATATATTAATTTCGTTATTGATACAAATGAATATTTGTTAAATAAAATAGAAGAAGAATGTTTATTTATGAATATAATTGTTTAAAGGAGATTAATATGGCAAAGAGTTATTGTACAATAAAATTTTATAGTAATTTTCCTATTAATGAATATTCAAATCAAGTATATTATTCAAATTCAAATACAAGAGATAATGTATTTGATGAATATTGTAGTAATAGAGAGGGTGTTGATTTATATAAAAATATAGCAAGTCCTAATAAAACATCTATGTCATTTAGATTAGAAACTAATTATAAAAATGCTATGAATTATAATTATGGTGTTGTTATAGAAGATAATAAAAGATATTATTTCTTTATTAATAATGTTGAATGGAGTTCTAATTTAATTACTGCTACATTTAGTTGTGAAGTTGATTGGTGGCAAACATATTGTTATAATGTAGAATTTAAAAAATCATTTGTAGAAAGAGAACACGTTACAGATGATACATTTGGTTTACATACATTAGATGAAAATTTACCTATATCAGATTATTTAATTAATGATTATAATATAATTAAAGCAGATAAAGATGATTATTTTTTTAGATTTTGTGTTGTATTATCAGATAATAAATATATTTATGGTGCTTATAAAGTAGGAGATAAAAGAAATAGATTATCATTATTTACACAAACATCTAAAGGAATAAATATACAAACTTTGACTTTATCATTTGCTAATGGAGATTTAGCAAGACAAGCTATTGATATTATGATAAATAATAATTTACAAGATAGTATTATAGGATATTATTATTGTCCTTTACCAAAATATCACGCAGATACAGATAATTCAGATGGAAGTGGTACTGGTAAAGATGATATTATTGGATTAGCACTTTTTAATACAAATTCAGATACAGATGTTTTAGATGATGGTAATTATTTTTTATGTGAATATATTAAACAACCTAATAATATATATAATACAAATACTATGTCATTACCTAAAAGAATATCAGGATATAAACCTAATAATAATAAATGTTTTTTATATCCATATAATTTTGTTTCAATAACAAATAATCAAGGTAACATATTAGAATGTAAATTTGAAGATACTAATGATAGAGAAAATATTAATTTTAGATATAATTTTCCATCACAAGAAGGTGCTTGTATTAATGGATATTTATATAATTATCAAGGTATTATTCATAATTTAGATTTTAGTTTAAATGGTGCTATAAATGTAGAATTACCATATATAACTAATACATATTCTGCTTATTATTCTGCTAATACAAATACTATTAATAATTCATATGCAGAAACATTTAGAAATTATACTACTTCAATGGCACAAACAACTCTTAATACTGCAAGTAATATGATTGGTACTGCAACTAATCTTACTGCATTAGCATTTAGTGGTGGTGTAACTGCTACTGCTAGAGGTGGTGCAAGTGCTATGAGAGGTGTAACTTCAACTATAACTGATTTAGCAAGTGATATAATGTCAGCAGAATTAACTGCAACTAATTCATTAGAAAGAATTAAAGCAACATTAGCAGACCAAAAAAGTAAAGGAGATATTCAAAGAGGTTCTTTTACTACAAGTATTATGCAAAATATAGGACAATTAGGATTTAAAATGCAATTAAAACAAGTAAGAGAAGATAATATAAAAACTATTGATAATTATTTTGATATGTTTGGATATAAAGTTAATACAATTAAAGTTCCACGATTTGATACAAGACCATCTTGGAATTATATTAAAACAAGTGATTTAAATGTCATAGGTAACATACCACAAATAGCCTTAAATACTATTAAAAAAATGTTTAACAATGGTACTACAATATGGCATAATATTAGAACTATGTATGATTATGACCAAAATAATAAATAGGAGTTATTATGGCAAGTATAAAAAAAGCAATACAATGGGCAGTAAGTATAGCAAATAATAATAAATATTTATATAAATTAGGTGGTGGACACGGAGTACAATTTGAAAAATATAATGGTATATATTTTGATTGTAGTTCGTTTCTATCATTCGCATTATATCACGGTGGATTTTACAAAGGTACAGATACTTCATTTAGTACAAGTGATGAATATAATGCTTTAACTAAATTAGGATTTACTGTTAAAAATTTTTCAGAAGTTGGTAAAGATAATTTAAAAAGTGGTATGATTATTTTTTATTCTGATAGTCCATATGGTCATACTGCTATGATGATTAATAATAATGAATTAGTAGAGGCAAGTACAGATAATGCACCAAAAAATGAACAGATTAGAGTTGCTAATTATTATAATGCTAATTGGCAATATGTAGCATATACTGATGATACAGATTTTGATATAGGTATATGGGATAGTAAATCTATATATGCTTTACTAGGAAATATGTGGTTTGAAAGTACAATGAACCCACAAGTAGAAGAAAATTTAGGACAAGGTGGTGTAGTTGGTTTAGGTGTAGGATTAATTCAATGGAGTAATGCTGGTAGTTATCAAGCAAACTGGAACGCTATTACAGAAAAAGCAAATGCTTATGGATTTAATTCAAACAATCCAAAACAAATATCAACACAGTGTAAAGCAATAGAATATGAATTATTAGATGGTACAATAAAAACAAGTGGTGGATATTATTCATCAAGTAATTTTCCTTTAACTGGAAAAGAATTTGTATATAATTCTAAAAATAAATCTATTGAATATTTAGTTAAAGCATATAGTTATGGTAGAGGAGAATTTGCACCTAGAAAAAATAATTGGCAAGGTGTAACAAAAGCAAAAGAATTAAGTAAAGTATTACCTAATTTTAATAAGACTATAGAAGATATAGGTTATGATAAATATATTGTTGAAGATGAAATATTAGGAAAATTTTATGGAACTAATATATACTTACCTAATGATGATTGTAAATTATATAATTGTAAATTAATTTATGATTATTTATCTAGTGGTAGTGATAGACCAATAATATATGATAAGAAAAAAAGAAAAGGAATGATTTTTGTTTATCCAAAAAACAGATAGTGTTATTCACTATCTGTTTTATTTTCTGAATATTCTTTATTATAAAAATCATTTAATTCTTTATAAAATTTAGTTTGTGATATATTATATTTATTTTTTATTTCTCTTACTGTAAGATTATTATATAAATAATCATATACTATAGGATATTTTTTACACATTATTTTATTTAAAGATATATTATCATATACATTATGTATTAAAGTATCATCATAATTACTTTCTACTTTATCTTTATTTCTTTTATAATATTGAAACATTCTTTTAATCAAACTTGATATAATAAGATTTTTATAATTAGTATCTTTATTATATTTATTACTAATACGTTTACATATTAAATAATATTCCCATAATAGCATTTCTTCATAATCAAAATAAAAGTTACAATTAATTTTAATATATCTTTTAGCATATAAATAACAACCATAATATTTATTTGCTATTTCATCTATTATACTTTCCATATATTACACTCCTCAATCATATCAATTAAATCTGTAGTTCCTAATATATATTTTTTATTATCCAATATGTATAATGGTAATTTTAATCTTATATCTATACCTACTTTTTTATTTGGTTTCATAGTTTCAAATTGTGTCATTAGACCATAACTATCATCATATGAATTTTTTATTAAGTATCTAATATTATCATCATATTTATATACTATTTCTAATACAGTATCATATTTAGGTAGTCTATCAAAATCAATATTATTTTCATCTATATCTGTTTCTCTTATCCACGCTATTACATTTTTAATATAATAATAATCATTAAATTTTTTATTCTTTAAACAATAATATAACCAATCATTAGTTTTTATTATATTGTTAGGTAAAACATATCTATCTAATGTTGTTGCTTGTGCATTACCACTTACTCTTAATAATTTTGGTATATCACTTTCATTAGAATATATCATTTCTACAAAGTCTAAACCAACTTTAGCATATTCTTTAAATTCATCACCACATTGTGCAAATGAATATATATTACCACTCTTTAATTTACTTGCGTCAATACCAAAATAATCAAAGTATGGATTTTTTAATGATAAAGCATTACCTATAAAAAAAACTTTTACATTATCTCTTGAACGTATTATTGTACTAATCAAACTCATTAATTGTTCAACTTCATTTGGTAAATACATATATTCATCTGCTATAGCAAATTCATCAAATACTATTGTAGATACTTTACTTCTATCACTAGACTTATATCTTGCTTGTTGTGATAAAGGAATAACATATCCCCATACATCTGCTTTCTCTTGTACAAATTTTTTTAAACCATAATCTTCATAGTCTTTTATTAAACCAATATAAAATGTTTTTCTATAATATACATATGTTAATCCTTTACTTTTTAATTTATTTTTTACATTAACATCAATCCAATCTTCATTTAATAAAGGTACAGTATCGTCATTAGTTCTAACAATTTTTACAAATTGTTCTTTATTATTTAAATAATTTTCTAATGCAACTTCTAATTGATAGCCTGTCGTTTTACCATTACTTCTACCACCTACTATAAAATTATAATCAAAATCGTGTTGAAGTATTCCATTTTTATAACTATAATATTTTTTCTTTGCCATAATTTATACCTCTTATTATTTAAATATAATATAAAATAATAATATTAATAATAACACACTTATCCATATAGGAGATAATACCCATATCCAACTCCAATTTATTATTTTACATAATTTTAATACAATAAATATTAATGTTAATATACTTATAAATCCTAAACTATTATTTTTATTATTCATATTTTAAAAATCCTTTCTTATAAAATCATCTAAAATAGGTTCAACTAATATATCATTTTTATCAAGTTTTAATTTTTTTTCAAATGTTACATTATTTACATAATATGTAAAAAATCCATCATTAAATTTATACCATTCATTTTTATCAACTTTACTATTCATATAATATACCTCATTTATAATTGTAATAAATCATTAATAACTTGATACATTTCATCAGACATAACACCACTTTGTCTTAATGGTTTTATAATAGATACTCTAAATTCTGCTTTACTATCTGCAAGTTCATCTGCTATTTCTTCATAGTATGGACTTTCATTTGCACTACCAAACAATCTATCATATATATCATCTGTTGAATATGTTGTAAAATTATCTGTCTTTCCATTTTCTCTTTCCATCTGTTCAGTTAAATTATTTATTATATCTGCAACTTGTGAAAATTTATTATCTAATTCACTTACATTTTTTACACCTTTAATACCACTTAATCTAGCATTTAATAATTTTTCACTTTCATCTAATAACAATTTTTGATATTCTATATTTCTTCTATCAAATATACTATTATAAGTTGCTAATGTACCTTGTAATTTTTCTTCTGCTAATTGTACTTCTTTAATATTTTTTATATCTCCTTTATTATATTTCTTTATTGCATTTTTATAATTACTATAATCTATATTTATTTCTGATAATTGTTTACTGAAAGATACATTTACTTTTTTACTTTTATCTTTATCAAAAACAATTCTTCTATCTCTCCTATTAATTTTTTGTTTTAAATTACTTACTTGTCTTACATAATTATTTTTTAACTTATTATCCATTATAATATTTCCTCTCTATTAATTTTAGTTGTTACTATAAATTTATCATTAACTAATTTTATATCTGTATGTATATCAAAAGTTAATGAATTTACAGTATCATAAAATGTACTTCTTATTATTCTACCATAACTTCTCCATAATTTACTTTCAAAAGACTTCATTTGTACAGAAGTATCTGATAAAACACAACCACTTATTACAGTTTCTTCATATAATTTATTTACAGTTTTATCATAAACTTTTATATGTTCTTTAACATTACCATATGTATGTGCTAATTTTTTAATACAACTTTTATCTATAGTGCAATCATAATGATAACATTCAAATATTAAATCATTAAAATTATAATTATAATTTTCCTCATACAATCTTTGAAATATTCTTGTTGCATTTGGTACACCACTAATAGTTGCGTCAATATTATTATCCATTAATGTTATATAACTCTTTGTTCCTATTGTAACAAATTTATTATAAACGTGTTCTTTATCTAATGTTCCAAACTTTAATTCTTTATATTCATCTCCTAACATTTTATTTATTAATCTATTAAATTCAATTATTATTTTATCTGCTTTTATATCATCTTTATATTTAACACTATCTGTATCAGAATAATATATTTCTATATCATTATTTAATAATTTATATATAGCATAACATAAACTACTTCTAGCATAGCAAGCAACATACATACCATATATATATGAACTCTTACATCTTTTATTTAAATAATATTCAAAACTATCAGGATTATTTATCCAATCCATTTCATCAATATTATATCTCCATCTATCGTGTAATAAATGCATAGCATTTATTCCATATAGTGCATTTAAATCTGATTTAACAGATAATAATAAACTATGTGCTATCTCTTTTTGTTCTATGTAATCTTTCTTTGTATTTACACTCTCTCTAAAATAATCATCTTTAATTTCTTTATTAGAATACTGTTTATATTTTAAATTATCTTGTATTAAATTATTATATACTTTATACTCTACTTTTTTCATTCCATTATATACACACGCATTAATCATATATTCTGTACTCTTTTTTGTTTTTCTTGTACTCTCTAAATAACTACAATCTTCTATTTCAAAATCATAAAATAATGATATAATAAATAAATCTAAACTTGATACTGTAATTGTAATTCCTATATCACTATTAATTATTTTACCATTTAAAAACTTACAATTTATATCATTATATAACTCATTAAAATTTTCAATCTTTGCAATAGATAATGGATAAAAAAAGTATTTTGCTTTAACATTTTTTATTGTTACTGTACAATTAAAATATGTATAAAATGGTTTAGGTAATATTAATTGTGTATAATCATTAAACTCTTGTCTAATATATTTTTTAATTGTATCTAATTTATTTTCTTTTATAATTTTAAAATCATATGGAAAATATCTATATAATATTTGAGTAGGATAACTACTACTAAAATCTATACTAGCAACTTTATCAATAACTACTCCACAATATTTTGGATTAGAAAAAACTAAACCACCTTGAAAACATTGTTCCCACTTCCTTAATTGTTCTTCTGTTTTTGCTTTATCATCTTGACATTTTTTAATATGAAAATCATATATTTTTCTTTGTCTTTTACCTTTACTTTTTCCTTTACTATTATATTGTTTCTTTTCTAATTTAATTGTTTTATTTACTTCTTTATTCTTCTCACAATTTAATCTACTAATTCCAGTTTTTGTTAATGGAATATCTTTAACTGAATTAATGTATTGATTATTTGTATATAATTTATAGATTGCTTTCAACATAATCTCTACATCTCTATAGTTATAATCTATTTCTTGTTGTGATAATATAGTTAATGGTGTTCTTACTTTAGTATATTCATAATCTAACTTAGGTATTTTTAATTCATTTCCTAATTGTGCTATAGATTTTGATAATAATTTTAAAGAACATCTAAATGTTAATCTACCTAATTCTATATACAAAGGACTATTCATACTCATAAATAAATATGATGTATCATCATCTTCATTATACATTTCTTTAAAATATTTTAAATTATTTTTAAAGAATGAATATTCATAATCAAAGTTATGTATATATATTAAATATTCTTTTTCATTATCATTAGCATAATCATTTAATTTATATAAAAATCTATCTAAATCATCATATGTTCTACCTACTTCAACTTTTTCATATTCTCCATTCAATATATTAATTTTAGATATACAATATGAAATCATATAAGATATTTTTTTATCATCATATACCATACTATCTATTGTAGAGGTTTCAATGTCAAGTCCATATATTATATTAGAAAACATTCATATAAACCTCTCTTTCTAAAACAATTAAGTATATCTTCTAACTATATTTTGAATGTTATTATCAATATCATTTAATCTTATAAATTCTTTATTTGATTTATAAAATTTACAATCTTTACATTTTGTTTCTATTAATGCTGTACATTTATCATTTAGTAATAAACAACAATCTTTATGTAAGTTCTTATTCATTTACTAAACACCCTCTTTCTATTAGATAATTCATAATAACATTATTAATATCAATATATATTTTATTCATAATGTTTTGTATTTCATCAGATGTTACTATATATTTTTCATTCATTAATGATATATCTGATATTACAATGAGTTCATACAAATCTGTTTCCTTATTATGATATACTAATATATTAAATATTCTAATAACTTTATCTTTAAAATCTTCTATAAAAATATCATACTGTTGAGTTGCAAAATTATATTCTGTAGTTTCATTTACACAATCTGTTATAACTTCTACACCATCTAAAAATAATCTTGTTATACCAACTAACTTATATAATTTATTTAATCTAATTTTAAATTCTAACTCATTCATATTTTTAAATAATTCTTTTACTTCTTTAATGAACATCTAAAACTCCTTCAAAATAACTAATAATATTTTTTCTTGCTTTTAATAATTCTAATCCATATATTTCTAATATATCTTCTGTATCTTTATATAAACTTACTCTATAAAGTTCTTCAACATTTATATTATAAACAGTTATAATAAATCTATCTGTTGTTTCTTCTATTTTTATCTTTCCTATTTTCATTCTTCTATATACAACTGTTATATATTGTTCTAATATTATATCTTTAATACTTTTTACTTCTCTAACTTCTATCATTTTTATTATCTCCTTATTTAAATTTATTTGATATAAATCTTCCTATACAATTAAATAAATATGTAAATGCATATAATGAACAAACTACTACAAATAAATATTGAATTTTATGTTCACAACACCAAAAATCATTCTTAAATAATATATATGTAATTAATATACTTATTATAAAATTTGAAAAATACATTGAATTTTTATAATTCATATTTACACCTCACTTTTTTATTTTACCACTACACCAAACCCATACATTAAAGGCTGTACTTACCTTATATTAATTACTCTACATCTTCAAAATTCCAACACTGAAATCCTTTTTTAGTTGTTACCTTTGTAAATGTACCACTAATAGTATCTTTACCATCATTAATATTATCAATATCTTCATCTGTAATAGTACTAGCAAAACTATCTGGAATATAAAAGTAATGTGTACTATCTTCTGCTACTGTAAATACTACTTTTCTTGATGGTTCTCCAGTTTCTTCATCTGTTGTTTCAAAACTATGAATTTCATCTACTGTAATTTTCTTTCCATAAATTTCATCTACAATTTTTGCCTGCTCTCTATCTTTAAAATATGTTACAAAACTCTTTCCTAATTTCATTATTTTATTCTCCTTTACTATTTATTACAATTCAATCTCTCTAACTTCTTTTTCTACTCTAGGTGTAGTTCTAAATACATCTTTATCAAAGTTATGTTCCTTTGCATATGCACTTGCCTTTGTGTTTACTGTATTATATTCTCCATCAGTTACTTTAGCAATAATTTCATA